TGAAGGTCTTTCTCATCAAAATCTAAATTCTTAATTTCTACTTTATCTAAATTAATCTTTACTGGATTTGATTCTTCACACTTAACACAATCTATACCTAACTCTATTCCTTCACCTACACTTCTAGAACGTAATGTTAAAAATATAAATTCAATATCAAATCCTGTTAAATTTGTCATATCAACATTATCTAAACATGATTTAATTATTGCGCTAACTGCTTTTTCAATTTGCTTATCATCTTGAGATTCTAATGCTATTAACAATAGTTTCTCTTCTCTGACCACGTATGGTCTATATGTTACAGCTTTGCCTGTTGAAGGCACAATCATATCATACTTTTGTGTTGCTATTTTTGGTAGCATATCAATTTCTCTCCATTATTTTATTTAACTTATTTGTCCACCACCTAACGCGGCGAATCTCCTTTTATCTGCAGCTAATTTTTCTAAATTTAGATGCTCTGTTTTCGGACTTGATGCAACTGCTGTTTTTATCTTAGTAGCTTTTAATTTATCTAATAAGGTTCCTACAACACTTTGAATTCCATCTATAAATCCAATACTTCTCCAATTATCATATTCCCAGGTGACACTCACTTCTAATAAACCTTCATTAGCATTACCTAATTCAATAGCTGAAAGCTGTATAGGATATGCATTTTCTAATTTAACTGTATATCCTGGAATTATATCATTAGATGTAGATAATTGTTGTATAATTACATCACTACAATAGTCTCTCTTATAAAATGCTTTATAATGTTCATGTGTACTATCAATAACCATTTCTTGCCACATATCAAAATACTTTTTAATATAATAATCATTCGTTAATAAAAATGTCATAGATACTTCATCAGTCATCATTGAATAAGGTTTCTTTGTCATATGATGATTGTGTGTAGCTTCAGTTGTGGTTATTCGTTTACCAGGAAGTGTACAAGTTTGACATAATAAAAACATATCTCTTGGGTCTTGTATAAAGTCTCCTATATGTATACCATCGCCAGATATTAAATTATTAAGTAATGTTGCAGGGTCAAACTTTAATAAACTATTCATACCTTTTGAAGGATGAGAAACATATACTGCATATCTATTTCCACGTGCTACACCACCACGACGATTAATCGTTGATTTAATTGAATCTATACTTACTGGTAATGACATTAGTATTGTCTCCTTGACCTAGTCCAAATAAAGCTTTCAGTTTTCTTTTTAAATGCAGCTGTTTGTAAAAATATTGCTATGTTCCATTCAGCAGCATCCACCTTCATTATCTTTGAAGATACATGCTCTGTAAGATAATGTTTAAAGCACGGTTTAAAATATTTATAACCTTTTGTAGCTTTTAACAAGTTATAAGTAATCCTAAATCTAGTCGTCTTATTAAATTTTTGATTAGATGCAACATCATTTAAATTGTCTAAAAATATAGCACGAATTTTAGGTGGTAAGTAATGTAAGTTAATACCAAAAAAACCACCTGGTGCTGGACCAACCATAATCGTTAAAGGAAATGTATCATAGTATGGCAAAGTTTGCTTAAGCTTTGGATTATATGTATACATTATCATATCACCAATTAAAGGTCTAGATTTTGGTGTTAACCTATCATCTTTAAGAATAGTCCTACCTAACGGTCCAAGTTCTTTTGCTTTCTTTGCAAACCATACTCCAGCTTCTCGTGAACGTGCTTTTATTCCCTTACGGAATGCTTCTGATTCTAACTTATCAAATAAACTGGCCATACTTATATTTATATCTTTTTCTTAAAAGATTTCCATATTCTACGGCCAGTTTTTGTTTTACTTGCTTTAAATCCCATAGTCATCGTTTTAATACCCATAGCTTCTAATTCTTTTTCAGTCCATATTTGAAACTCATAACCTCGTTCATCACAAAACTTCTTAGCATACTTCCACTTAGAAGTATTTTTCATATAGGTTAATGCTTCACTTAACTGTTTTCTTTTAGGTGGTTTTGTTTGTGATGATGGTTTTATCTCAATAAGAAGTGTACGACCAGTGTCTGTTCTTATAGTAAGGTCAACAAAATAACGATGTGCTTTACGATCTGTTGAACATACATACGGTATAACGGTCTCTTCAGACTGCCACCACTTAACCCATGACGCTTTGTCTAAATATCTAAATGCATTTCTCTCCCATAAGGACCTATAATGTATCATATCTATGTTACCATTATATTTCTCAGGGTGTTTTGGCTTCCAAGTGCCAGAATATGTCTTTTTCATATAACTATTTATACAAATTCGTATAAATAATAACTATACAAACAAAGGAACAATTATGGGATTAGGATCAGACGAACATCTCGGTGCGGGTATCTCGCGTGGTAAAGATATTAGATTGAGTTATACTGGTGATAAATTTGAACATTGGAAATATCCAGAAACTGTTGGTAGTGATGGCGGTGCAGATGATATAAACTTTAATAGTAATGCAACTAGTGAATATGCCAAACTTCGTATGGACAAGATAGATTCATTTGTAAATGAACCATATGTTATGTTTGAATTTATGAGAGTTGACAATGATGATTTTGGTAAAGGAACAAATCAATTTGTTCAAGAAAAAGCAGCAGCAATATGGGGTGGAACTTTTAAAGGCGCTGGTGAGGCAATAATAGATAAGACAGCTGGAGTTGCTGCAGGTACTATAGTCACAACTATTGAGGGTGCTGATAAAATAGCAGATGTAGGTCCTTCACAGGCAGCAAAAGATCTTGCTGAAAAAGTATTTAATAAAGTAAAAGAATGGGCTTCTTCAATTGGTACTCTTGTAAATAGAAAATATATGGGTTCAATTGCATTATATATGCCAACAGATATTCAAATAAACGATCAGATGGTTTATAATGATGATTCAAGAAAAATGGGTGCCTTTGCAGAAACTTTATTTAATCCAAAAACTGCCTCAGATATATTTAATCCAGTAACATTAACAAGTCCAACATCTTTAGCTTTAGCTGGTTATCTTGGAGGAAAATTTCTACCTGGTAGTAGTACTAGTATGATGTCAGCTCTTGCTGGTGCTGGACTTGCTAGTGTAGTTCAAACAGAATTACAAAGAGGCAGTGGTAAGCTTGCTAACCCTAATGAAATTTTATTATATAATTCAACTGCATTAAGAACCTTTACATTTAATTGGACTATTTTACCAGACTCTGTAGGTGAATCAAAACATGCAACTGGTCTTATTAAAATGTTTAGAAAATCTGCACATGCAAAAAAAGATAATAAAATGATTGTAACAGTACCTGACCATGTTATTGTATCATTTCATGGAGCAGGATCAAAATATATGGAAATGATTCAATTACCTCCTTGTGTTATTGAATCGGTTAACGTTACATATAATCCAAATGCATCTTCATTCTTTCGTGAAAATAATGCACCTGTAGAAATTGGTTTAAGTGTAGGACTTAAAGAAATGGCACCACTTTATTCACATGATGTAGAGGCAGGATACTAATATGTATTTTAAAAATATAAATAATGTAACAATAGATGTAGATGGTTCTGGTAATTTTGATAGATTAAAAAATTTAACAGCAAAAGCAAAAATTAAAAATTCATTAATTGATAATGCTGCATATTATCAAACTGTAGAAGTTATTGATGGTGAAAGACCTGATCATTTAAGTCAACGATTATATGGTGCACCACACTATCATTGGACATTCTTATTACTTAATCCACAAATAAAAAATATATGGGATGATTGGCCAATGAAGTATTCTCAGTTAGTAGAATATTGTATAGAGAAATATCAATACCTTGCAGCCGATACCGATGATGATTTAAATAATAAGTTTATTTTAGGTGAGACCGTTACTGGTTCAGTATCATCTGCAGTTGGCATCCTTAAAGAGATACACGTTAACATGGGTTACCTTGTTATCGAAAAGACATCGGGTACATTTACTATAACTGGTGAAACTGTTACTGGTCTTAATTCTTCAGATTCTATTGCATGTAATTTTGTTAAATCACAAGCTTATGCTCCTCATCATCATACAGATGATTCAACTGGTGAATGGGTACCAAGACGTGCAGCTGGTACAACAGGATTTACTTATATTGATTATGAGTCTGCTGTAACAGAACAGAATAGAAATTTAAAAATAATAAAGCCTCATAATATAAAGGAAGTTGCACGTAAATTTATTACAGCAATGGGTGCATAATGTTTAATATAGATAATTTAGAAATCTATATAGACAATACAGATATAAGCGCGTTGGTCACATCAATGTCACTATATGAAAGTATTCATGGTAATATTAAAGGAACAATACATGTTGAAGATAAGCTTAATTTCTTTGACCTATTTTTTAGAGGATTAGCTTTAACTAGTGTTAGAATAATTTATAGTTATTTTGATGTTCCAATAGAAATAATTTTATATGTTGATGGTGTTACTGACCAAGTTATTAATAAACAGGGTAAATCATATAATGTTAATTTAGTTTCAATAAATAATTTAAATGAAGCTACAGCACGAATTTGTAATTCTTATAGTGGAACATCAAATAATATACTTGCTGCTTTATGGAAAGAAACTCATGGTGAAAAAATTATATTAGTACTTGATTCTGAAACATCTTCTAAAGGAAAATATATTGCACCAAGGTCAAGTCCAAAACCATTAGCAGACTGCTCATAAGTATCTTTTAGGTTCTCAATACCACCACCTACTAGTGCAGAAGCTCTTAAAGAACCCTCATAAGAAGTTTGAGTGATATATTTAAATCCA